CCGAAGGGTCGATACCCGGATCAGTGTCCCATCTGCAATGGCACGGGCATTTCAACCCGCTCTGATGGCGGGTGACGATTGCCCAGTTCAGCGCCGCTCGGCAATCTCTCAGGGTTTGTGCTATACTTTGGGAAATCATATCCACCCGCCCGACAGACTATGAACGGGGCAGTCCTAACCAGACTGCCCCGTTTTTTGTTGCCTCGGTACAACGGGCGGGAACCATCAAAAGGAAAAAGATCATGGAACATTTTCTCTCTCTTGTAACTTCGAATGGGGTGACCGGTTTGGTCACGGGCCTGACGGTGCTGATTGCCGTGTTCGGCCTGAACTATGCCGGGGTGGCGGTGACGAAGGGCCAGAAACAGAGCGCCAACGTCGTACTCTCACTCTTGCTGGCGGGTGTCAATCTGCTGAACCCAAGCGCGCCCGATGTGGTGGTAGCAGGGATTGCATCCGTAGGCAGCGCGCTGGCGTATGAGTTCATCCGTCACCTGGGCAAGCAGGCGGAGATTCGTAAGAACGAGGCGAAGGCACAGGAAAAGCCGGTGTTGACTCCGCCCAGCGCGGGAAACCCGACAGGAAGATAGCTCTCTGCGAATGGAAACCATACTGGCCAAGCTGGCAGAGAACATTCCGTCCACGGTGGCGGTGATCGTTGTGGTGGTCCTGTTTTTGCGGGAACAGGCACGGATGCAGCGGGAATGGTCCGAGCAAATGGAACGCCTGGTCAAAGCCATCGACGGGTTAAGTAAGCGTGTCACGGAGATGGAGATCACCGTGCGGCCCAGACGAAAACGCAGAAGGATCAGCAGCCGTGCCTGAGCTGTTGATCCTGGCGGCGATCGTATTGATCGTGACCGAACTCATTCGGAGGAATCGGAAATAAAACCCCCATGGCAAAAAATGTCCTCTCCATGTCCTCTTTTGAATGGGACGAGAAAAAATCAAATGCGGCGATGTTGCTGGCCCAGGGCTTCTTAATAAAAGAGGTGGCGAAATCTGTGAAAGTCAACGAGAAAACCATCGACCGCTGGAAAGGGGACATGGAATTTGCGAAGGAGGTGGACCGCCTATCGTTGATGCTTGACATTGCCGGAAGGGCGGAACGGCTGCGGATCGCGATGCGGATGGCGCGCAGGGCGATGAAGAAAAAGACCCCGACGCGCAGAGATCTATTGGACTGGTTGAAATTTGCACAAGGCGAAACTGATGGAGTCAAACTTGACCTTACCCCCCTCCTTGACGCTACTACACCTGTGGCCGGAAGCGGACCAGATGGAACTGGCGACAAAGAGAGGAATAGTAAATCCTAATATGTTTCCACTGGTGCAGGAAAAGCAGGCCAAGCTTTTCGAGGCCTGCGGATTCCCATGTGCCCCAGCTGGGGAGCACGAGTTCTTCGGCGCAATGGTTCCAATGTGGAGGGCCACCGGGGAACGCAAGCCGGCCATAGCAGACACCATCGGATACGGCGGTGCGGCATTCGGCGCAAAGAGTTACGGACTGCTTCTTCTGGCGTCGGTCGCCTCAGAGTTATGGCCAGGTGCACAAATCGCGTACTTTCGACGGACCTACCCCGAGCTGGACGGACCGGGCGCTGCCATGCAACAAGCTCACGGAGTCTTCGGCAGTGTTGCACGTGGAACAGATGGGGGTAAGGAATGGCAGTGGAAAAACGGGAGTACGTTCTTCTTCCGTCATTGTCAAAACGAGACCGACGTGTACAGCTACCAATCCCAGCAAATCGATATCCTGTTGATCGACGAGGCCACGCACTTCACCTGGGTGATCATCGATTACCTGCTAACCCGCAACCGGGCGAGCGGCAACGTGAAAGTGCCAGGTTTCAAGCCGTTCGCCGTGCTGTGCTCGAACCCAGGGAATGTCGGCCATGTGTACTACTCGACTATCTTTGACGTGGAGAAGAAACACGGTGAACATGAACAGGTCAAGCAGGTCCAGAACCCGAATGGAAAATATGCGCCGACCTACTTCATCCCTGCCTTTCTGGAAGACAACAAAATCGGTGTGGCAGCGGACCCTGGATACGAGGACCGACTGATGCAACGTGACGCTGAGATCGCAAGAGCGCTAAGGCGTGGAGACTGGAGTGTTTTCGCCGGCCAGGCATTCCCGGGCTGGACGAAGGAGCGGATCGCGTGTGCACCCAAAGAGATCCCTGAACATTGGGCAAGGTGGCGCGCGCTGGATTACGGGTTCGTGCATCCGTGGGTTGCGGCCTGGTTCACGATCGACCCGAAGACTCAGCGATTGTATATCTACCGCGCGGTGATGAAGAGCGAATTAACCGACACGGAACAAGCCAGGCTGATGAAGGAGATGACGCCGGCAGACGAGAAGATCACCGTGACGTACGCGAGCCCGGACATGTGGGCTCGTAAGACGAAGGGCACAAAGATATTCACCAGCGTGGACGAATACAAAGACGAGGGTGTGATCCTGACCCGCGCGGACGACAATCGCTTGAACGGCAAGCGGAAGATCGACCGGCTTTTGATGGACGCGCTGGACGGCAGGCCCATGATCCAGGTGTTCGAGCCATACTACGATGTATTCAAGTGCATGACGACATTGATACGGGACGACCCCAATTCTGAAGACGTGAAGAAGGTGGATGGGGACGATCCGTTCGACATGCTGAAGTACGGGCTGACGAACATGAACCAACCCGAGAACAAGAAGGGTGAGAAGAGCCGTCACCCTGGTGAAGGATTGAGGAGTATATGAGCGACTATAAGCTTTCGGAAGAGACGATCAAAGAGATGATCGCGTTGTGCGACCTGGTGATCCAGGGATACAACGTGCGTGACCAACTGATGGACCGGTATGAAGAGATCTACTTCATGACGCGGTCAGAGAAACCGAAGGGGTTGAAGGTGGATGAGCAGGATATCAAGGTGACGGTCTCTTCCTCGGGGAGGAATGCAGTCACGGGATTGAAGCGCATCCTGGACACGTCCGAGATCCAGATCAAGGTCAAGGTCAAGGGAGATGTTGCGGACTCATCAGACAAGATCGAGGCCGCATTGAAGACCATGCTGCGGGTGAGCGGCGAATATCGGCAGGCGCGCATCGAGAAGGATACCAACCTGAGTGCCGCGCTGTATGGACCGGCAGTGTTACTGGTTGAGTCGGTGCAGGACCTGGTGGCGACGAAGCGTACTTCATCCGACGACAAAAATGGCGCAGCATATTCGTCGAGCAAGGTCAACGAGTACGTGGTCAAACAACTGGAGATGATCCAGGAGAAGACGCCGTTCCTGCTGCGGGCGATCAACCCACGACAATCGTATCCCGAATGGGGCGAGTATGGGCTAATCGGGCACGTATGGAAGTACAGCGTGAAGGGTTCGGTGTTGAAGGAGCGCTGGGGTGCGAGCCTGAGCGAGGACGACCTGAAGGGGGATTACATCGTGCGGGATTTCTTCCACTACTGCAACCGACTGGTGACCGCGGAAGGGGTGACGGATCCCTTGTTCGCGGGGGAGTGGGTGAGCCGGGACGAGGCTGGGCAGATCATTGGCTCGATCAACATCCCGATCTTCGCGCGGTATGCAGGCGGGTCGTCTCTCTTCTTCGAACCCGAGAAGCAAATGCAACCGCTGTTGTACGGGAAGGCGAAGGGCGAGTGGGATTTATTCGAGAATTTATATTGGACCTACCTGCGGACGGCGATGTATACACAGGGATTGCCCGGGCCTTTATTGCTTATCGACCCTGAGAACCAGAACCAGGACGTCAAGGTCAAATACGACAAAGGGATTCGGACCATCGTAGCAAAGGCGCAGCTGGCCGACCCTCAAGTGATCGACGGGGATGTGCTGCGGTTGAAGGAATTGATGGACAATGAGGACGCCAACAGCACCATCCAACCGCAGACATTGGGACAGAACACGGAGGGCGTGACATTCAGTCAGTTTGCGATGGCTTCGAAGGCCGGCCTGATCCCCGCCCAGGACCCGAAGGAAGCGGAAGAACAGGTATACAAGGACGCGTTCACCCACATCCTGCAGCGGATCAAGGAGGAGAACATCCCGAACGACCTGATCGAGGCGAGCGACATCCCCGATAAGTTCGAACTGGAGGTGAAGCTCGAGCCGGACCTGGCTCAAGACGACCTGCGCAACGCACAGATCGTGACGAACCTGAAGCAATCCGGCGCCAACGTTTCGGACGAGTGGATCAACAGCACACTGCTGAAGATCGCGGACAGCGCGGCGATGTTCAAGAAGAAGTCGAAGGAAGACATTTACAAGGCGATCGTCGGTGCGATCACCAGTACGCCGGAGTTTTTGCAGCCGATGATCATGCGGGCGCTGGGGATGAAGCCGACCCCGCCCCCGGTAAACGTGGAAGACCCGACAAACGTGGGAGAGGTCAGGGATGGATCTCCCTCACCCCAACCCTCTACCCAAAGTGCGGGCACACGTCCCAGCGGGAGAGGGGGAATGCCTGTGGGGCAGACGGACTCGATGATCCTGCCACAGGAGAGGCAGTGATGGCTGAAGACTTTGACCTGCGTGACATCCTGCTGGAGGCGGAAGCAGATGTGAGGGAGGTCCTGCGCGAGGTGCAGCAGGAGTTGATGACGCCCTTCCTGACGGACTCTATCGCGCAGCAGTGGATGAGCCTGCCCGAAGCGATGAAGGAAAAATTCATGAACGAGAAGCCCGACGAGTACGCAGCGTTGATGGACCTATTGAAAGGAGATTGAGATGCCAGTAATCAAAGACGTAGATTTAGTGCGGCCGAAGGGTAAACCGCCAGCCTGGCTGGGAAGTGGAGGCGTGAAGTCTGGTATGACCCGAAAGAAACCATTCGATAAGTTGAATGAGTTAGGTCCAACGATGGGAATGGGCGGAGGTGGTCAAACCATTCCAAGCTTCATTACACCCGCATCCACAGCACAAGGGCAAGCGCGTCGGCGCGCGGCAACGATGGAGCGAGTCAGTGCGCGGGATGATCCGAGACGAACTCCATCTCCGACCTATGGGGTAGGGCGCGGGGGTGTGAGCAGCGCAATGATACAAGCCAATCGTGAGCGACCCCTGCCGGACTGGCTGACGAATCTATTCGTTCCCCGCGCGCCTGCGTATGGTGGGACGTATGATCCGACCAACCTGGCTGCGCAGGATGCCATGTCACAGGGAACGGAGGTAGGCCCGATTGCATGGGCGTACAACCTCAGCCAGACACACCCTCCTGGTGGGAGGCCATTGTTGCTGCCAGAACCAGAAGATGATTATGGCGGATTCGGCACACGTTACAAACGCTGGGGCCGCGGTGGGGGGGATGGCGATGGGGGCGGCTACGTAGATTACAACCGACCTCCAGACTGGCTGACAAATCTCTATCAGTGGAACTATAAGGGATAAATGGGCCGCAAGAAGTTAGACAAGTATCTCGAACGGAAAGGGCTGCTCGATTACCAGACCAAGGGACTGAGCGCGCAGGAGATCGCAGACAAATATGCGAAGGCCGGCATGAAGTTGCAGGGGGACTGGTTCGAGCAGCACTATGGTTCAAGCCGCCCACAGGTTCCGGCCCAGCAACCGTCCCAACCCTCCCAACCCCCGGCTGGGACGAGACCGATTCAGGTTACGACACAGGCCAGGACGGTGCAGCCCAACGAGGGCATACAATATCACGCCCTGTCGAACGGGCTGATCGTGAGGTCGCCGGCGCGGGGGACGGGGATATCGAAATTCCAAGAGAACATCACGCAGATCAACCCATCGAAAGGCGAGCGCATCGACGACCCAACGATGCACTTTGGGGCGACGAACGAGCAGGCGTTGAAAGGTGAAGTCAACTGGGCGGACGTGTCGGTGAGGGATCGCACGGACATTCTGAAGGACCCGAACTTCTACAAGCAGAACAAGATCACGACGTATCCGAAGTGGATGCAGCAGCAGATCCTGGCAGACCCGTCGTTCGATTGGGGACAGCTGCCGAAGTGGCAGAAATATTACTACCAGTTGTCCAGTTCCCCGGTCGGAATGGGCGCTGCGCAGGGTGCGATCCTGGGATCGTTCGGTGGACCGGTCGGAGGATTGACGGGCGCGGCTATCGGCGCAGGCCTTGGCGCGTGGGCTGGTCATGCAGGATATGACCAAACGAAAGAGTTCTGGCAACAGGATAGCAATGTCGCTGCAGGATTCGGATTATTCAACTGGCTGGCAGAGCAGGCGGAGAAGACGATCGGAGTGGGGTTCCAAGCGGCCCAGGCGGTGGTGGATCCAAACCGAGCTGTAGCAGACGTGCTCAATAAAGAGTCGTGGAATGCAGCTGCCGTTACGTTCGAAACACTGGCGCCGCCCTTCCAGGCGGCGGTCAAAGGGGACGGCCTGACGATGGACGATGCGTTGAAGATCGCCCCGACTGTTTGGATCCTTTCGAGGATAGGGGATCTGATCCTGCATCCAGAAAAATACAAAGGCAACGAACTCTATCTCGGCGCCGATGTTCCCGTGAAACTGGACCAGACCTGGATCGAGCGGATCGACCAGGCGAGGGAAGAGATCAAGGCCGGCCGACCGTATCGCGAAGTCATGACCGAGATGCAAACGGGCGTGATTGCGCAGATCGGCGACATGGCTGGGCAAGGTATTGCGGACCCGTTGAACTTCCTGCCAAAGGTCGAAACAAAAGTGGGCGCGGCGATCGCTAAGGCAGGCGGGCATGAGGTGGCGGCGCAGGCGTTGCAGACATCGGGCGGACTGACCGAGGCGGCGCGCAAGTACAAGACTCTGGTGCAGACGAGCGCAGCACAGACCATCGAGCCCGGGTTCAAGGTGGACCAGATGGGTTTGTTTTCGCGATGGTTCGCGGGCGTGACAACAGAAGGCGGTGTGCGTAAGGGGAGTTTGATCCCGACCGGTAAAGGGCTGCTCGACCCGGTTACAAAAAAGTACAGCGGGTTTGTAGACTCGATGTTCAGCCAGACCCCGCACAGCCGGGCGCAAACGGGCGCGGGAATGTTCTACGAAAACGTCGGCACGCTGCTGACCATGTTCGACGATCCGCATGAGGCGGGCAAATACCTGACGGCGCTGGCCAAGAGCGACATGGAAACCTGGGCCCAGCTGGGGAGCCGCTTTGCAGAAAGCCCCGAGTTCTATACGGTGCTGCCGGCATTGAAGGACTTCGACGCCGGCACGCTGAATGGGTTCATTCAGACCTGGGATATGAGCCAGCCCAACCGGGACGCACTGACACGCATGGCGGATATCCTCGGGCAGGAACCTGCGAAGCTGTTGGAAGACTGGGCCAGGCGGGATACGCACGAGCAGGACCTGGCACGGATTGTAGAACGGGCGAAGTCCCTCACCGAGCCCTCACCCCAGCCCTCTCCCGATGGGAGAGGGGGAGAAGCTGCGACGCTGCTCAACGACATACAGGAAGGGCGGATCACCCCCGACACCCTCAAGCAGATCGTGGACGTGTTCACCGGGGAGGGCGCATTGGCCTGGCACCCCGGTCAGTGGAAGGCACAGATGCTGGACGCGTTGGGGGATCACTTCGACCAGTGGGTGACGAAGCGCTTGATGTTGGATCAGAGTCCCGAGGCGAAGAGCGCGTTCTTCCGCACGACGGCGCTGATGAAACAGGCGCAATCGATCCTGCTGCTGGGTGGAAGCCCGGGCTATGCCCTGCAGAACGGGATGTCGAACATGACGCACCGCATGATGACGGGCAACTTCGGATACCTGACCCCGAACCAGATCAACGGATTTATGGATCGGCTGGGAGTCACGCCGGCGCGCTACGAGGAGGGAGTGGGTATCGGCGGGCAGGTTGAGCTCAAGGACTCCCTCACCCCGACCCTCTCCCGAGGGGAGAGGGGGTTGCAGACGGAGGCGATGACGAAGGCGGTGAAGGGGCAGGGTCCGTTGACAACGGCGAAAGGGTTCCTTTCGAAGATATCGAAGGGGATGCCATTCTCCAAGTTATCTGCACAGTTCGAGAAGATCGAGGGCAGGCAGGCGTTCGTGATCGGGATGAAGCAGATGTGGAGTCAGAGCTGGAGGCGGGGCGTTGGGTTCAGTAAGATGGGAGCGGACCTGGCGCGTGTGATCGGTGAGATGGGGATCGATCCCAACCGTATCTATGCGGCCATCGAAGCGGGGATGAATCAGGGTGAGATCGAGAAGCAATTATTCGGACGTTATGAAGGGGTGCAGGCGCGCTCGCTGATCAACGATGCGGCACAGAAGACAGGGATGACATCCAGCCGCGCGGCGGATATCCTGGAAAAGATCGGTGTGCTGGATGTGCTGGACGGACACTTGAAGGGGAAGAACACACCCGACGGAGTGCGATCTGCATTCACGCGGGCGAACCAGGTGGCGCAGGATTGGATCGACATGCAGACGGGCGAGGATTTGAAAGCGATCGCGGAGTCTGTAAAGCAGAGGGTGGGACTCGAAGGCGCGGCCTCAGGATTGGACGTGGTGCAGAAGGCGAACGGGGCGTTCTTCGACGCCTGGCAGGATCACTATCATCGGTTCGGCGAGGTGATGGACGACATCCTGACGATGGACGACCCGGCCATGATCGACAAAGCCATCGACCTGAACTACCAGATCAGCGACGACGAATTCCGCAGGGTGTACGCGCGCACGGCCGCCAACTATAAAGGCATCTTCGATGCATGGGGCTTGAGCGGGGATCCGGAAGCGATGACCGCGCTGTCTGCGATCGGGGAGATCGACGGCGCCATGAAGCAAGCGTACGACCGCATGCGTGAGATCCGCAAGGGATTGAGCGAGAAGTACCGCGGGCAGGAAAAGGGGAATGCGTTTTTCGACGACCTTGACCAGGCGCGCAAGCAGCAGGATGCGATCTTCAAGGACGCCTTCGCGGCCAAGCACAGGTCAGAAGTGCGGATGGGGGATGCCATTGAGAAGATCTACGGAAAGTTATACGGGCCGGCCGCGGGGGAAGCGGCACATTTGTGGTGGGAAGATGTCATCAAGTTCAACGACGAGATCGTGACGAGGGAGAAAAGCTTCCGTGAGTCACTCAAGGGGATGACGAAGGATGAACGCGCAATCGCGAAGCAAAAGTATTACAGCACCGATAAGGTGGCGATGATCGCGGAGCTGGAGAAGATCAATTCGGAGGGGATCGCGCGGCTGGAGAGGGTGATACGCAAAGGCGGACCACCGACCGCGGACGGAGGACCAGGGCCAGAACCGACACCACCAACGATGGACCGAGGACCACAGACCACGGACGAAGCCACCCCTCAGTTCACTCCATTACCAATGGCTGAAGATCTGCTGGCACAGGCTGGACAACGGACGGCACAAGAATTTCATCCTGAGTTGCAACGCGAGGGTTTCCAATATCACGCCGATCAACAAGCAAGAGAACGACAGCAGGCCGAACAAACGAGGCAGGCAAACCCAGAACTCGATGCTTACATGCGGGCGGCAGAGGCCCCACGCCCCGCTTCGACTGCGGCTACGCCTCCGCTCAGCGCGAAGGTTGACGAAGTGAATGCGTTGTTGGAGCAGGCGAAGCAGAGGACGGCGAAGGCATTCACAGAATATGCGACGCGAATGGCGGGCGTGTGGGAAGTGGCAGGAGAATATTCCTTCGATGGGATGCCTTATGACCCAACCCAATCTCGGGATACGTTCGCTTTATTGGGAGCACTACGCAAGGAGGAATACGGCGGCGACCCGAGCATCACAAAATTAAATGACCCGCGCGTGACGCCTGAGTTTGTGAAGAAGGTACTGGATGCGCGGAGTGTGATCAAGACTGCGGCAGAAGCCCTCACCACTTCGACAAGCTCAGTGCGGCGCCTACCCTCTACCCTTACGGGCACACGTCCCGAGGGGAGAGGGGTGCTGCCGTTCGACCAGGCGTTATGGCAGACGGACTTCGCGGATACGATGGCGCGCGGGGATCTGACGCACTTGTATGAGTTGATCGGGGAATTCCCGGATGAGATGCTGGGTTCTCCCTCACCCCAACCCTCTCCCGAGGGGAGAGGGGGGTTTGAGACCTTCCGGGATTACATGAGCCGGGTGGCGGATGAGGTGGCGGCGCGCGTTGAACGGGAGAATCAGAACGCGACGGTGGCGGAGTCCATGGCGCGATCGGAGGCGGCGATCAGGGAGCAGGAGACACGCGCCGAGGCAGTGACAACGCGCAACCTGCTGAAGGAGAAGTTCCAGGACGTGTTCGGGCTGAGCGAGGAACAGAGCCAGGCGTACATGGAGCTGAGCGATTCGATTGCGAGCTGGTATGCGCGCGTGACGGGGGAGAGTGCGGATGCGTTCTATGCGAGGTATTACGGGGATGTGGTTTCCACCCTCACCCCCGACCCCTCTCCCAAAACGGGAGAGGGGGGTGATGCGCTGTTCCAGGGGATCGAGCCGGTGAACCGGAAGATGACGCCGGCGGAGATCGAGGCATACGCGCGGGCGCTGGTGCGGGCAGGGGAAGGGGAACTGGGGGCAGCGATCCGCAATGAGGCGAGCAAGGCAGACCGGCGCGCGATCCTGGAGGCAGCTCACAAGCTGGACCCGAGCCTGGCGGAGAAGGTGGCAAAGGATAACCTGGACGAGTTATTCCAGACCCTCACCCCGACCCTCTCCCAGAGGGAGAGGGGGAAATACAAAGGAGTGGTGACGTTCGATGCGGACGGGATCAAAGCGACGATCCATGCGTTCAAGGCGCGCGACATCACGACATTGATCCACGAGAACGGGCATGTGTTCCGCCGTGTGTTGAAGGACGTGGGGGAGCGGACGAACAATCCACGGATCCTGGAGGACCTGAAGACCATCGAGGACTGGGCGGGCGTGAGGGATGGGAAGTGGAGCCGCGCACACGAGGAGAAGTTTGCGCAGGGATTTGAAAAGTACGTCACAGAAGGGAAGGCCCCCACCCCGAAGCTGGCACGCGCGTTCGAGATGTTCAAGATGTGGATGCTGGAGGTCTATAAGAGTATCACGAAGATGAGTGGGTTGAAGCTAACGGATGAGGTGAGAGGAGTGTTCGATAGGATGATGGGAGAGGAAACACCCTCATACCCAAAGGGCACGCTGCCCCAGCCCTCTACCCTTACGGGCACACGTCCTCTTGCCAACCCGAACATCTTATTCCAGGATGCGGAGCAGCCGTTTGGGGCGTATGACGAGGCGAGCGGGTTCGTGCCACACAGTGGGATCATGGACAGCGGGTGGAGGCAGACGATCCGGCCGTTGATGGATGCGATGCAGGAGGGGGCGCTGGGGCAGCTGAATGAACGCCCGTTGTCAGATGCAATGGCTGGTCTCGATACGCCTTCGGCTACTCGACCAGCGGGGTTGAGTCAGTACATGAACAAGGTGAAGAGCGAGATGGCGAGCACGAAGCTGGCGACGGTGCGCTGGGGGGAACAGCAGCGTGACTTCGCCTTGTTGAATTACAACAAACGCTACGGGTTCGACCGCACAGCAGAAGCAGTCTATCCGTACGAGCTCTACTACACGCGCGAGGGTGTGAACTTATTGGCGCGCGCAATCGACAAGCCGGCCCTGTTCTCGAACTATGCACGCGTGAAGATGCAGCAGCAAAGATACGAGCGGGACATCCCCGAGAGACTGCGCGGGAAGATCAAAATCCCTGCGCCGTGGCTGCCCGAATGGATGGGCGATTCGCTGTACATCGATCCGCTGGGGAACCTGTTCCCACCTGCGATGTTCCTGCGTCCGTTCGAGCGGATGCAGCAGGACAAGAATTATCAGGTGATCGAGGCGGAGAGAGTCCTGCAGGAGTGGGCGGCAGACGAGAAGTATTCGGAGGCGGAGGTGCTGCAAGCGGCGCAGACCCAGAGCGGGACGGTGTGGGAGCGGGCGTTCGCCGAGGCACAGGGGCGGCGCGAGGCGGAGGTATCCAATCCGTTCGACTTCTTCAGTGTGATGCTGGGCCCGGCCTGGTACCTATCCACACCGTTGAGCCTGGCAGGGATCAAGGTCTTTCCGAACCAGGGCGACCCGAGCCAGGTCAATACGACGCCGATGTTGAACACCCTCCGCGGGATCGATACCGTTACGCAGGGGACGTGGGCGGAGCCGATCGGGAACCTGATCGGGGCACTGGGCAAACCCGAGGAGTGGGTGCGCAAGAAGCTGAACCTGCCTGAGTTCGGCGAATACGGCGACTACTATGTGGACCGTCAGCTCTCGAACATGGTGGCGGAGGGAACGATCACGTCGGAGCAGGCGGTGATGGCGATGATCGAGCGGACGGGTCCACTCTTCGACGAGGCGCGCGAGCGGGTGAAGATGGAGCTGGCGCTGCGGGTGCCGACGATGGGCGCGCTGTATGCCGGGTTGAACAAGGGCCCAGCGGCAGGAGCTCAGGCGTTTCTGCCGAGTCTGTTTGGATCCGGGCTGCTGCCTGCAGGGGAGCTGGAGTTCCGCGGGTTGAAGGGGGAATGGAACGAGGCCTGGAAGAGGGCGGACGCAGGCGATACGCAGGCGGTGCCGCAGTTCTTCGACGATCATCCCGAGTATGAGGCGTACCTGGCAAAGGGCAAGGAGCCTGAGGAGCGACTGAGATCCTTCCTGATCGGCCAGATCTGGGATGGGTACATGGCGCTGGGCACGACGAACAAGAAGCAGGCGGCTGCGGAAATGGGCGACCTGTTCAGGCAGTCGTTCCTGGATAAGGAGACGCGCAGTTACGACACGCTGGACGTGGATACGCTGACGCAGTGGGCGCAGATGCTGGGGAAGATGACGCCGGCCCCCCTGTCGCCGAGTACGGCGACATCCCCCCAAATACCCTCGCAAAGCTCGGGATATTTAGGGGGAGGAGAATTGAATTTATTTGATCCGATGGTGACGGTGGTCACGGATCAGTATTTCAGCCAGCGGACGCAGAAGTTCCCGAATTTCTACGAGGAGCAACAGGGCTACTATGCGCTGGGGTCGAAGGCTGAGAAGTCGAAGTACCTGCTGGCGCATCCCGAATATGCAGCATATCGGAAGTGGCAGGCTGGCTGGTATGACGCGTATCCGCAGTTCAAACCGATCTTCAACGGGAACGTGTTCCAGCAGGTGGACACGAGCGAATGGCCACCGGCGCTGCTGGATTACGTGGAACTGTATGCGATGACGGGGAAGCGGCTGCCGAGCGGCGCGTACAAAGCCCTGCAGCAGGTGTGGATCGAGGAGGGGCAGCCGATGGACGATTTCAAAAGCTGGCTGGATAGCACGGTGGTGCCGGCGATGATGTACGGGCAGTGATCCCATGGCGACCATTCACGTACTGCCGCAGGATGATATCAAGGAGCACACGGAGTCGAATGACTGCGAGTGCAAGCCGACGGTCCGCTATGTGGGCGAGGGCGGCAAGGTGGTGATCCACAATTCGTATGACGGCCGCGAGTTTCTGGAACGCTGGGAAGAAGAGAAGACGGAGAGGAAGCAATAAACAAGAGAGGAGCAATGATGAAACTTGGAAACGTTGTCACGCATGTAAAAAGGAACAGTCTTGGGTTTGTGGAATCGAGAGATTTTACCTTTGAGGGCAGAGTGTTTCTAGTCGATTTTAGACTGTGCCTGGATGAGAAGATCAAAATCGAAAACAAGCGTTTTACCCTCGGTGGCCAGAGGCTTGTGATAACCAGCGAAGATTTCATAAGCGGAAATTTTACGGCTGTCAAAGAGGAAGACTGGCTGGCACGACTATATTTTTGGGGTTATCACGCGAGTGAGATCTTTCGCCTGATCTATCGGCGGATAATTCTGACGCTGGTGATTTGGCGTCTGGCTGAGTACCATCCAGGAGAGATTCCTGGATGGTGGTGTGTGGTCGAAAGATGGAAGAAGAAAGGCGGGGTGATCAAATGACCTACACTTTTGGGATCGACGTCAGCCATTGGGAGCCGAACGTGGACTGGGAGAGGGTGAAGGCGGGCGGGGTACGGTTCGTCTTTGCCAAAGCCAGCCAGGGAATCGTGAAGGACGATCGGTTCGAAGCGCACCGCGCGGGCGCGCGTGCGGCGGGGATCCCATTCGGCGGATATCACTTCTACGATCCACGCTATTCGGGCGTCGGACCCAAACGCCAGGCGGAGTTCTTTTGGGAGATCATGCAGGCTGACCCCGGCCAACTGCCGCTGGTGGTGGATATCGAGAAGTACACAGCCGGTCCCTGGCACGGATGGAAATACTGGTACGACTTCCTCGAACGGTTGAAGGAGGTAGCCAATCCCTCACCCCAACCCTCTACCCTTACGGGCACACGTCCCGAGGGGAGAGGGGGTAGGGAGATCATGATCTACACGGGCTTTTACTTCTGGCGCGACGAGGGCGGGCCGGCTTCGACGGACCTGCCGCAGCACGAATATTTCAGCCAGTATCCCTTATGGCTGGCGTATTATCCCTACGGCGCGCATCCGCCCACGACGACGCCCGAAGCGCAGCACCTGATCCCGCAGACGTGGAAGGAGAAGGGCTGGACCTTCTGGCAGACGAGCGATCAATTCACCCTGGACGGCGTGACCACCGAAACAGGCGGCGCGGCCAATGTGGATTACGACTTTTTCAACGGGGACGAGGCGGCGTTCCACGCGAGATTCAATGTGGACCCAACGACCCCTCAACCACCCTCACCCCAGCCCTCCCCCGACGGGGGAGGGAGTCAACCCCCAACGGAGGAACCCATGGAATACGATTATAGTTTGACCCCCGACATGACCAACGGAAATTCGATCCGGACGTCGCATGATGTGCCCGTCTCACCCGATAACAAGATCGGCGCCCTGCCGTACGGCAAATTCGCCTACGGCAACGAGACTTGGGGCGACGGCGTGACCGAGTACTGGCTGCACGTTTTGGAAGTGGACGGCGCGGCGATAGACGGCTGGATCGCCAGTATTCACAACGGCAAGAAGATCGCCACCATCCGGCAGATCGGGACAACCCCACCCCCGGCGGGCAGTCCGACGGTGGACGTGGCGGTAAGAGTGAGCGGTGGAGCGGTGGGCCTGGTCTACGTGAACGAAGAGGAGTATGTGAAGAAATGATCACGGTGGAGGTAACCCTCATACCCAAAGGGCACGCTGCCCCCAGTCTACGGCAGTTGTACCAGGTGAAGCACGACGCCGAGCCGCGGCCGAACGCGCCGTGCCCTGAAGTTTTTCGGCTGGAACCCCATCACTATACGGATATGACCGAGGCCTGGCAATTCTGGATGTTCGAAAAGATCGTGCAAAGCGTGGGCAGCACCATGACCCTCGAAGAGTGCGAGGCGGCATTCCCGAAGATCTACGATTACCACCTGGCGTTCACGAATAACAATGGGTTCCGAAACGATGCGAACCCGCGGGCCGACTTTATCAACCAGGAGAATCTGAATGCGCCCCTGCCGAGGTTTTCATCCCTGATCTGCGGCGGGAACGTGCTGGCCGGCCTGGAGAACGGCGGCTTCCTCGAGGTGGAAACGCTGAACGGAAACGATCCACCGCCTATCGGAGTCTCCCGTCAATCGCATCCCTGGCTGGTGCAATTCGCCACGAATTTCTACATGGATCAACTTGAAGACGGATCCTGGAAGGTGGGGCGCTTCCCGCAGTTGAATGGGGCGGACGTACCGGTGCCGGTGCTTGC